AAGATGAATAAGGGCAACTGTGGGATTGTGTTATTAGCCCAATGGTATGACAAAGGAATAAGCCATACGACACACGGAGAGGCAATTCTTCGAAAGATAGATTCCAGACTAACGGACATTGCTGTTCACGTTAGGACACGAAAGCGAAAAGACTCATTCGACAGAGTGATTACATCGCAAAAGTGAGCGTCCAACATTTAGAGAAATCTGAATGAAGGATACTTCTATCTCTCACTTTAGCTCAAGATCTATTCTCTAGAGTAATTAGTATAGTGAGTCATTCAAGAATTTAAGAAGTAACAATATGAGTAAAGTAACTAATAGAGCAAAGAGAGAATTGTTTAGTCAAATGTTAGACAAGTACAAAGAAAACAATGTAATGTCGTGGCATAACTTTCAGAACGCTCATTTTCGTGTTTTTACACCTGATAAAACAATTGATTTCTACATTAACAGTTTACGTTGGCACGACATAAGAAATAACCTTCGTGGCGACTTAACAACTTTGCAAGACTTTCCTTTACACATTCAACCAATATGATTATCATACCAGCACAATTAGAATCAGTAGGTACGCGAAAGGACAAGACGCTTAAACTGACGTTTGGAACGAATGAACTTTCACCTAATCAGGCAAGTGAACTATTTACAATCGCAAATCAGTTTGGTTATCTTGCCTTCAAAGATGAAGACTTCAAACGCGAAGAACTGGACGCAGTAGAAAGTCTTAAGTCAGAGTTAGAAGATACGTTAAAGAAGCCCTCACAACGTTTACGAGGTGTTCTATTCAGACTATTCGAACAGGACAACGACGGGTTCAAGACGTTCTCGAAATACTACGATAGCAGAATGGAACAACTTATTAACCACTACAAAGGAAAATTAGGGTAGTTCTTATATTTATAAAAATGATGTACCACTATATCTACAAGATAAACCAAAAGGATTCCGATAATATCTACATCGGTATTCACAGCACGTCAAATATAAATGACGGTTACATGGGATCGGGAGTGAACCTTCGCAGGTTAATGTCTGAATTAGGCAAAGACGCATTTGAAAAGGAAATAATTTCACACCACAAAACGAGAGAGGAAGCATTAGAAAAAGAACGTGAGATTGTAAACAAAGATTTTGTTATGCAACCAAACGTTTTGAATATAGCGTTAGGCGGTGGAGGTGTAAATATCTGCAAGGGTAAAAGAAAGCAACTGGTAGTAATCAATAAAAAGGAATTAAAGAAGTATTCTAAACCATTTGATGTAGACTATTTTTACACGCTTAAACTTCAAAACAACAAGTTTGTAGCACATACAAAATATGTTACATTTGTTACAGCAATAGCAAACGAGATTCCAAAGATGCTTAAAGTATTAAGTAATTGGTACAACGACGATAAGTTAAATAAAGAGGCAAACGCTTACATCAAAAAGTTAATGCGTTATGACTTCTTTCAAAACAATCTGTTTATTGAGAAAAGGAAACGTCAGTTAACAATAGCATTATGAGTGAAGAAAAAGAACAAAAAGATACACTTAAAAAGAAAGCTATGCTAAAAGCATTGGAAAGTTCTTTGGGTGTTGTTACAACCGCTTGTGAATCAGTTGGTATCAAAAGGAACTCACACTACCGTTGGATGAATGAGGACGAAGAATATCGCGTGCAGGTTGAATCGTTGACCGACCTTGCTATTGACTTTGCAGAAAGTAAATTATTTGAATTGATTAACGGAGCGCATCGCGAGGTGTCAACACCAGACGGTGAAGTAATCAGCATTAAAGATGCACCCAACACAAGCGCAACAATCTTCTATTTGAAGACAAGAGGAAAGAAACGAGGGTATGTTGAGCGAACTGAATTAGCTGGTGTGAACGATGCTCCAATTCAAATAATCATCAACGACAAATTATAACAACCAATTCGACAAATTACCGAATGAGTACCGCAACATTGACATTTGACCTTTCAGATTCCAACGATCGTATTGAGTTCAACCGCGCAACGAAGGCTCGTGATATGGCTTCGTTACTTTGGGAAATTGAAATGAATGGATATCGCAAGTTTACGAAATACAACGAACGTCAAGAAGCCGCGTATCAGGAAGGAATAGAAGAAGTGTTCGAATACTTTCGCGCATTGCTTAGCCATCATGAAATCGATGTTGAACAATTGATTGTGTGATAGTGGAAAATAATAGACAGAATAAGCGTTATAGTGGAAAATAAACGACAAACAAAATAAAAAAATGCCTATACCAATACCAACACCCACAGAACCAAAAGATGAATTTATCGTTCGTTGCATGAGCGACGAAACAATGGTTGCTGAATATACAGATTCAACGCAACGTTACGCGGTTTGTATTAACACATACACAGAGAACAAATGAGCGACAACAAATTGAATTTTTTGCGTTCGCAGATTGCGATGTTCCACCCCGAATGGACGAAGGAACAGGTACACATGGAAGCCATACGCGTACACGAAGAAGCGAACACGATAGATGACGACGACGAAGGTTGTCTTTATTGCGGATCATAAACGAATAAATACGGATAAATGAGCATCAAAGTAAGTATACCAGCTGACTATTCTTCGATAAGCGTAAAGCAATACGTTGACTACCACGCAGCTAAGAACGACATCGACAAGTTGGTTTCAATTAGTAACCTACTGAAAGAACAGGCGGAACAGATTCCCTTCCAACACTTGCCGACATTAGTCGCAGCGTTCGAAGAAACACTATTGAACGAATCAGCGAAGTTCTTTGAAACGATAACAATCAAAGACAAAGACTTCGGTTTCATTCCAGACCTTTACTCAATCAGTATGGGTGAGTACGCGGACATTTCAACGTGGGCTGCTAACGTAGGTGAGAACATGGTTAAGATAATGGGAACGTTATATCGTCCAATCGACAAACGCGTGGGTTCGAAGTACACCATTGTTTCACACAGCAAAGCAAACAGAGAACTTGTTGAAGGGTATGTTGAACAGATGACACTTGAACAATTCAACGGTGCGATGCTTTTTTTTTCGACTTTGCTCAACGAACTAAGCAACACTTCGCTAGACTATTTGGAGAACGAGGTGAAGAAGTTGACGGAGGAACTGACGGAGCAATTGAAGACAGAGACAACCTAAACCAAGTGCTTGGTCGCTACGGTTGGTATCACCTTTTTATGGAAGCCTGCGGACGTGACATAACTAAATTGGATTCAATTACGGAAAAATCCGCGTGGGAGATATTTACTTATATGACTTACCTAATAGACTACAATTATGTCGAACGTACAAAGCTACAACGCGCTCATAGATAGATTCCACGCATTTGCGTCTGGACACTTTATTCTTAAAAGATTCTCACACGGACAGATTGAAGTATCTGACTTAGAGAAGTTTGGTGAATATCCATTCATGCACGTTGTACCTTCGAATGTTAGTTATGCAAAAGGCATGAAGACGTTCAGTTTTCAGATTGTCCTTGCTGACCTTCCACGCGACAAAGAAGATAAACCTGAGTACCAGCGCGAAGTTCTTTCTGACCTTCAACGAATTGCAGAAGACTTAGTTGCTGAGATAACAAACCACCGTGTATTGTTTGGTGATTTGATTACCGTGCAGAACGTTTCGTTAGAACCATTCTTAGAGGAATTTCAACATACGTTAACAGGTTGGACGATTAGTCTTGACCTTCTTGTACCTTATTATTGGGACGCGTGTTCAATCCCTGCGGAGTGGAATACATTTTTTGAAGGTGGATCAAGCGGTGGAGAAAGTAATATCTTCAATTTTGCGATGTCTATTCAAGACACCAATGGTCAGGTCACACTTGTCAATGACGAGGAAAATCCTTTACCAAACTATTACTACGGAACGAACGGAGCAGGGGTACGCGGTTGGTATTTGACTACTGACAACATCGGATTGACGTGCGAAACGATTGGAGATTGTCAAACGATAATAGACATCGAAGCAGCCATTGACGCACTCGAAGAAGAAATACTTTTGAAGGCTGACATCAGTAGCATCAGCGCGGTTGGTTTCTCGAATGATTATACAGACCTTGACAACAAGCCAACAATACCAGCAGCGCAAGTAAACAGTGATTGGAACGCAGTTAGTGGAGTAGCTCAGATTCTAAATAAGCCTACTATTCCATCTATTGCAGGATTGGCTACGGTTACTTATGTAGACCAACAAGATGCCTTGAAGGTAGATAAGGTAGTAGGCAAAGGGCTATCTACAAATGATTTTACAAATACGTTAAAGACTAAACTTGATGGCATTGAGGCAGGAGCGCAAGTGAATGTTAATGCTGATTGGAATGCAATCAGTGGAGATGCGCAGATATTAAACAAGCCAACGTTAACAAATGGTACTGTTACAAGCGTAGGTGTAACGGCAGGAACGGGAATAAGCGTAAGCGGTAGCCCTATTACTTCTAGCGGAAGCATCACGGTAACCAACTCAGCACCTGACCAAGTGGTTGGATTAACAGCAGGGAGTGGCATAGCAGTAACGGGAACTTATCCAAACTTTACCATTACCAACAACGCACCTTCAGGTGGAACGGTTACGGCAGTTACGGCTACTGCTCCTATTTCATCTACAGGAGGAACTGCTCCTAACCTATCTATGTCATCGGCTAATGGTACGACTAACGGATATTTACTTTCAAGTGATTGGTTAATTTTCAATGGCAAGTTCAACACACCAACTGGAACTACTTTACAATATCTCAGAGGTGATGGCTCTTTAGCTACATTTCCTGCAATTAGCTCAGGTACTGTTACAAGTGTAGGTTTAACAATGCCTTCTGCATTTAATGTAGCAAGCAGCCCGATTACAACATCAGGAACTTTAGCAGTTACAGGCGCAGGAACGGTATCACAATATGTGAGAGGTGATGGCAGCTTGGCTAACTTCCCTGCTTCATCAGGCGGAGGAGCTTCGTTATCTTTCTACTTAAATGGATCAGTAGCACAAGGAACATTTGGCGGTGTAGCGTTTAAGGAAATGGATAGGACTCCAGTCTTAGGAGCAGGAACAGATTTCACAATAGCAGCAAATGGTTATATTCAATCATTTATCACAGATGCGAATGTACCGAATCAGTTAGAAATACCAGCAGGAAATTGGAATTTCGAAACATATTTTAGCGCATCAAGTAGCGGTGGCACTCCTTCATTTTATATCGAATTGTATAAATGGGATGGAGCAACATTATCTTTGATTGCATCCAACTCGGCTACTCCTGAAGGCATCACCAATGGAACGGTAACAGATGTCTACATGAGCGCATTAGCAGTACCTCAAACTACGTTAGCGGCTACTGATAGATTAGCAATTAGAATCTACGTTACGCATTCAGGTAGAACAATTAAACTCCATACTGAAAATAGTCATCTTTGTCAAGTAATAACTACATTCTCAACGGGTTTAACTGCATTGAATGGCTTAACGGCACAGGTGCAGAACTTCGCAACTGGAACAAGTGGAACAGATTTCGGTATCTCATCTGCAACAAGCACACACACCTTCAACCTTCCAACTGCATCAGCAACAAATAGAGGCGCATTAAGTTCTGCTGATTGGGCTACCTTCAACAATAAGCAGGCTGCTCTTGTTAGCGGTACAAACATTAAGACTATCAATAGCACTACTCTTTTAGGTAGTGGTAACATAGCGGTTGAGCCAACGATTACCGCAGGAACAACGGGACAATATTACAGAGGTGATAAGACGTTTCAAACATTAGACAAAACAGCGGTAGGTTTGGCTAACGTTGACAATACAAGCGACGCAAGTAAACCAATAAGCACAGCAACGCAAACAGCGTTAAACGCTAAGCAAGGTACAATAACGCTAACTACCACAGGAACAAGTGGAGCGTCTACTTTAGTTGGAAACACTTTGAACATTCCGCAATATATTGGCGGTGTAACATCAGTAACAGGAACTGCTCCTGTTGTTTCTTCGGGAGGAACAACTCCTGCTATAAGTATGCCTGCCGCTACTAGTTTAGTGAATGGTTATTTAAGCAGCGCAGACTGGACTACTTTCAACAACAAGCAAGCAGCGTTAGTTAGCGGAACAAACATTAAAACTATTAACTCTACATCTTTACTTGGTAGTGGGAATATAGCAGTTGAACCAACAATAACAGCAGGAACAACAGGTCAGTATTATAGAGGTGACAAGACTTTTCAAACGTTAGATAAAACAGCAGTAGGATTAGCTAATGTTGATAATACAAGCGATGCAAACAAGCCTATCTCAACCGCAACACAAACTGCGTTAAACGCTAAACAAGCAACACTTGTTAGTGCAACAAACATCAAGACAATCAACGGTAATTCAATTCTTGGTAGTGGTGATTTGGTAGTGAGTGGCGGTGGTGGTGGAACGGTTACAAGTGTAGCCGCGTTGACATTAGGAACAACGGGAACGAATTTAAGTTCAACGGTTGCAAATGGAACAACAACACCTGTAATAACGTTGAATGTGCCTGATGCTTCTGCTACAAATAGAGGAGCGTTAACCGCTGCAAATTGGACTACTTTCAATAACAAGCAAGCAGCGCTTACTTTAACTACAACTGGGACAAGTGGCGCAGCTACTTTGGTAGGTGCTACCTTAAACGTTCCGCAATACACAACTCCAAGTACACTTAGTGTAACACAAATAACAACGGGTTCATTAATATTTTCGCCATCTGCTGCTCCTGCATACAATGGTGAAATAGTAAAATTCGGAACGGGATCACTGACAGCAGGACAATTATATTATCTTAACTCATCAGGCGTGTGGACATTTGCAAACGCTACTGCCGCAGCTAGCAGTACAGGCATGTTGGGTATAGCAGTTGGAGCATCACCGACAGCAGATGGTTTGTTAGTTAGAGGATATGCAGTAAATACATCGTATGTTCAAACAACAGGTTCAGTAATTTATATAGGAACAACAGCAGGTAGTATAACAGAAACAGCACCTTCAACATCAACGCAAGTTGTTAGAGTTGTGGGTTACAAAACAAGTTTAGCAAACACAATTTATATATCACCAGATCCAACTTGGTTAGTATTGGCATAATATGGGAATACAAATTATAAATAAAGACGTAAGCGTTGTTTCTAGCGTTCTAGGAAAACCAAAAGCAAACATAAGCAGCATACTTGGCAAAAGTGGTTGGTCAGGTGGAGGCGCTTTTGTACCTGGAGATTTTAATTTTGCTAATGGCAATGTTACATACACAACAAACACGGTGACTTTTACTAAAAGCGGTAGGTTGTACATTGAAGGTTATTCTAACCAATTTGCAATAACTGCATACGGTTTTCTTAATGGTGTATCTATGAATTTTTTTACATCTACTGCTGGAGCAAACGCAAACCCAAACAGTTTTGCAGGTGGTTCTGGAGTTAGTGGTTTAATATATTTTTCTAGATATGGAGTTTTTGATGTAGTTCCTGGCAATACTATGTATTTTAATATTGTGAATACAGAACCACCAGCTGATGTTGGTACTATAACCTTTAGAATTACTAGTTTTACAGGAACACTTATAGATAGCTTAACAGCAACATGGGTTGGAGGTTGTTATCTTACAACAGCAACAGTTCAGTATAAAGGGTTATTAGATGACGGTCCTGAGTTAACAGCAATGAGAACATTGAGAGAACATTATAGAGGTGATGTATATTATGATGATTTGATTGCAGAGTATTACCAAAATGCAGGATTAATTATTCAAGGAATTGAGAACAGCTTAGATCCAAGTGTTGACTATGAATTTATATATCAGAGTGTTTTGAAAGTTAAAGACTACGTAGACCAATCTATGTGGGAAGAAGCTAAAGAAGAATATGTAAGCACTTATTTTATCTTGAAAAACAAATATATCTAAACAATGATAAATAACGTCTACATAAAAGCTGGTGGTGGAGGTGGGGGTGGTAGCGTCACGGCAGTAACGGGAACTGCGCCTGTAGTGTCTTCGGGTGGCGCAACGCCTGCCATTAGTATGCCTGCGGCAACAAGTTTGGTAAACGGTTATTTATCAGCAGCCGATTGGGCTACGTTTAATTCAAAAGTACCTGCCGCTCGCACAATAACGATTAACGGAACTACACAAGATTTATCAGCTAATAGAACATTCACAGTAGAAACAACCAGCGCAGGGAATTCACTATATTTATTTTACAATTACTAAACAATGCCAGCTAACTTTCAACCAATTTTCGCACTCACACCTGAAACGGCTTTCGCTACGGTAACGGCTGCAACAACTGACCGCACAGGAGCAACGATGGGTAACACCATAACGCTACTAACGGCAGCAACCAACGGAACTAAAATAACTCAGATAGGAGCAAAGGTAGCAGGCACAAACGCTGCGACTTTAGTTCTTATCTTTATAAGTGATACGGCAGGTGCTAACTTCAAGTTGTTTGATGAGATAGCACTAAATGCAATAACACCATCAACAACGGCAACATCACAACGTGCAGTTACAGCTTACTCAGATTTGCAACTTAAAGCAGGTCAAGTGGTAAAGGTTGGAATTACCGTTGCAACAGCGGCAGGAGTAAATGTATTTGCAATTAAAGGAGATTACTAATGCCTGACTTTGGAATATTTCGTGGATTTGGTGAAAAATTGTTTGGTGACAAGTTAGTTGCTGGGCAATTACCAACGCAATTAGGAATGATTGGTAGCGTTTCACTTTTTGATCCTGATGTTCAAGATTTTTTTAACCGAGTAATAGCAGCAGGTGGTTCTTTAACTTCTACCGAACAGAATGCGGTCACTCAATTAGTTTTACAAATGAAAGCGGTTGGAATATGGACGCCAATGAAAGCAATTTATCCAATGGTAGGTTCAAGTGCTGCCGCTTGTTCACAAAACTTAAAGAGTGCAAGTTTTACGGGTACTTTTTCAAGTGGTTGGACATTTGCAAGTACAGGAGTTACTCCTAATGGGAATAGTGCATTTATGGATACTAATTTAAATTTAAATACAATGAATTCAATTAGTAATATTTCTTACGGATACTATTGTAGAACAAATACTCTAAGTAGTGGTTCATTTGGTTGGGGTGTGCCATCAACTAATAACCCACCTAATGAATTTTGGATTAGATATAATGACGGCAATAAATACGGATATTTATTTGATGGCGGTAATGATGGGGGAGCAGTTAGTGATTGTCGTGGATTTAATGCAATGTCAAGAATTGGATTAAATGTAAAGTTTATTCAACTAAATTCAACAATAGCAACATACGCAAGTTCTGCAAGTGGTACATTGTCTTCTAGAAATTTTATTTTTGCAAGAGGTGGACAAGGCTATGAAGATAGAGAAAATGCATTTGGATTTATTGGGGATGGAATTACTAGCCAAAACATGAGCGATTTATACACCGCAGTTCAAACATTTCAAACAACATTAGGTAGACAAGTATGATAGGTTACATTTTGACAATAGAAGAAAAAGAGCAGATACAGGGGCAATACTATTCCCCTTATCAATTGTTTAACTGCGTTCAAGACATCAACGATATGTGGTTTCTTTTCTTATCTGACGAAGATAAAGTAGAAATTGCAACTACTGAATGGGCTTGGATTCTTGACCTACCACAAGGAGAATATACTCCTCCATTACCACCACCATTTCCTACTTTAAATGCCTAACGAACAGAGCGCACCAAACTTCTTCGCTGTGGTCAACGACATGGCGAAACGCTTTGTTGAATTGATGCAGTCCGACTACCGACTTAAACGGAAGGTGGGTAAGAACTACACCAATGCGGTTGCAAGTGGTACGCTCGAAAAGTCGTTAGCTTATAGGTTGAAGATAAAAGGAAAGTCAATAGACATTTCAATATACGCAAAGGGCAAAGCGTCGCAATACTTTCTTGCTCGTGAGAATGGACGCAGAGCAGGAGCAACACCGCCGCCAGTAAACGCAATTCTTGATTGGATGCGATTGAAGCCTATCAAGTTACGCGACAAGGAAAGCGGTAAATTCAAGAAGCCAACGGAAGCACTTAAAAGACAAGTGGCTTTTTTAATTGCTCGCAAAATAGGCAAGGAAGGCATCAAAGGGTGGCACGCTTTCGACTACGCAATGGAGAACATTTGGGATGAATACGAAGCGAAATTGGTTGAGGCATTTGGCAAAGATTTCGGAGCAAGTTTAGAAGGATTAAACGACATATAAAAACAATATAATGGCAATTACAATAGACGACCAACCATACCAGTACACACCCATCGGTCAACGGCTGATGATTGTGTGCAGTTCAAGCAACGTGGCAAACGCAGGCTTTCGTTTCGTGTTCGACTTCGGTTCTTTCCAAGTCAACGTACAACCCAACGCTTCAAACAAAGGAATGTTAGACCTCGCACCGATATTTCGTGAGCAACTGCAACACGAAGCAGGCGCACCTAACGAAGGATTAAACGACGAGTATAAAAGTGTTGCAAATATTAGCTGCACAATAAAAGAAGGTTGGCTCGTTGACGGAGTGTTCACGGTTAGCGGAAGCGGTATGGCTGACATTGACGACGTATTTGCTTTCCTTGCTGAATACCAAGTTGCAGACGGCTACAAACCAAATCCAAACGCACGATATGCTTTGTCGAACACATCAAAATACTTGTTGAGCGAACGCACAACAGACACTCATAAATGGAGTGAAGCACCAGCGCGTGGTTTGTCAAACGATTGGGTGTACATACCTACTCGATTAGCTGACTTTGGACAGTTATATTCAATAAGTAACAACGGTCTTTTAGCGGACAACGATGCAACAGATTTATTTGTGTCAACATACGACAACAGCAACACGTTAATTGCGCAAACTAATTTCACTTTATTTACAGATACTAATTCAGTTTCTCGTTTGGGTGCAAATCCACAAAACTTAATCAATGAAGGATTAGACTTCACGAATGTCAAATACTATACAATACAAGCAGGCGCGCCTATTGTTCTTCCCATTTACACACCTTATTCACGCGTATATTGTTTCTATATTGTCGCTGACGATTGTCGCTTTGACAACGTGCGTTTGGGTTGGACAAATACTTGCGGTGGTGTGGATTACTTCAACTTCACAAAGAAGTCGGAGTTGTCGTTCAACTACGATCGTAAGCAATATCAAAAAGTAGTTGGTTCATACAACACAGCATCGTTTGCTTTTAACACTTCTGACAGAGGTGCAACAGACCGCTACGTTACAACAACAAAAGGACTACAAATAAATAGCGACTGGATTAGCGTTGGAGAGTTCGAATTACTTCAAACGCTTTGTCGTTCCAACGACGTGTTCATAATTGGTGATGACGCTACAATGACACCTGTTCTTGTGGACACACAGAACTTTGTTATCAAGGACGAAAGATATTCGAAACTTTACAACGTTACTTTGAATCTTAAATACTCTCAACCTGTTGGCTTATGATGAATCAAGTAATTTTAACACTTACTGACAACGACGAAAACAGCGCGATTCTCGACCTTTACGAGAACGAAAAGATGCATCTGAACTATAAGTTCACGGATCTCACAAACTTTAGTTCTGTCGGCAGCTACTCGCAGGAGTTTCGCATACCAGCAAGTGCTACAAACGTAGATTTCTTTGGTGCTATTTTCAACGTTAACTTCAACGGGTGGTTCGATTTCCGCAAGAAGGTAACCGCAACGCTAACAGTCAACACTATTCCAATAGCAAGTGGTCATATTCAGGTGAAAAAACTTTATTGGCAGAGTGGAAAATTGTTTGAATTTGAGGTTGTATTCTTCGGTGAAGTTCCAAACCTTTCACGCTTACTAAACGAAAAGAAACTACGAGATATTGCAAGCATCGTTGCAGGTGACTTAGACTACGACTTGCTTCACGCTAACGTAGAAACACCACCTAACGACAACACGATTTTAACGCTTTGTGACAAGTGGAACTTGACGGCAAGTAATCCAGAAGGACAACCTGTTTACTCAACTGTTGTTTCAGGTCAACCGACGTACAAACCTCTTTATGTTGGACACTTAACACCTGCGGTTAAGGCTTACTATTTGTTCGAGCAAATACTTAAAGACGTAAAGGTTCAATGGGCAAGCGCAAGTTTATTTGATATGCTTGACAACGTTTACGTTCCTTTTGTGAATGGTCAGTATTTGAATAGTTCGTTGGGATTGAATGACGTTGCAAGTAAGTTAGCTTATGCGACAAACCAAACGACTTCTTTTACACCAACAAACAATATTAAAAATCTTTATGCTCCATTAACTGAATATGAAGACGCTGGAAATGACTGGAGTGGTGGAATTTATACAGCACCTTTTAGCGGACAATTTACTTTTAGAATTTG